GCGAGCGCCTTAAGCGCGCTCAACAGCACCACGAAGCGACCTATCTAAGTCAAAAGAAAGAGCAGCCACGATCTGCTTAAGGGGATAGACGGGAGATTAGATTGCCATGACTAAGCGTTCGGAAGAAAAACTGGAGAAGGTCACTACCAGCAGTGGAAACATCTTTGCCGATCTGGGCCTCCCACATTCCGAAGAGGATATGCTGAAGGTGAAGATCGCACACGCAATCGCTTTGACCGTGAAAGAGCGTAACCTGACCCAATCAGAAGCTGCCAAGATCATTGGCACCGATCAGGCCAAAGTATCTGCTCTGTTTCGAGGGCGGCTTGAAGGGTTCTCTATCGACCGGCTTTTTCTCTTCCTGGTTATGCTGGGACGTGATGTGGATATCCGCATTTCCAAGAAACTTGGAAAGAAGCCGGGTCGGCTGCGCGTGTCGAATGCAGCTTGATTAGCGAGTGGATTAACTCACGATTTTCGCGCTGTTGCAGTGAGCTATCGGCCTAGACACATTCAGACACGACCTCTATGTTCCGTGTGCTGGTTGGCGTTGAAGCCAAAAAGTAAGCCGAGGATGCTACCAACATCCCCGGCTTAGACTAGAAACCGACCAGTTTGGGGTCAGGTTTACATTAGCGCGCGGATAGTGTTCCGCGTAGTAGACCCTTGTCAAGCTCCAAACTGGTCATTCTTGAGAGCGAATGAGAATGACTAGGTTGAATGTTGCTTTCGTCAAAGAACAAGGCGTGAACTTTGCAGTATTGTTGGTAAAGGACCGGGCTTTAGACAGCCCTACTGAGAGAGAGGCACTCGTTAGACAGGGTGCTTTTCATTTCGGGCAACCAACCGTTCTGCTAGGTGAACTACGTCACCGCCTCTTTGGGCGCCGTGATATTGTTCGCTTCCTGGAGAACGTCCATCCGTCTCGACTTCCGTGGAAGGAAGTGACGCTGGCGGCCTAAGCCCTGCAAGAATGGCGAGCGCCTTCATCAAACCATCGAAGGCAAGCTGGCGCTCGCTTTCCAGCGTGGGCACAAGAACGTTCTCCCCTGCCCCAACATAGAGAAGTTCTGAGCCGTTCAGTTTGACGCTCAACTCAATCATGCAAATGCTCCATGGCTCAGCGAACTGGCTTCCATAATTTGCTCAACTCCACCGGCCCTTTCCCTGCCGGTAAAGCCAGCTTGCATCAGGCCTTTCGGTCCGCTTAGCGATTTGCACCAGGGTCTTCTTGTGCACGTACTTGGACAAATCCTCTTCGCCAGTGACACTTGCCAGGATTTCCTGAAATAGCCTTACGTCTCCAAAGTAGTTGGGAAACTCCCGGCGCAGGCTCTCAAGTTTTGTGCTGTCGACAAGAACAGCTTCCTCACCCGCCAACTCCGCCCTTTCGTAGGCGTGAAAGCCAGTCAGCACCCCGTAGGGTTGAACATCGACCTCTTTCAGTTGAGGCTTGTAAGTGACAAGCCAATAAGCCGGCGCTTCGGCTGGCTTGAGATTGTCTGTGATTTCCTTGAACGTGAAGGCACAGGCGTTCAGCAGCTCCCCGGCCCCCAACTTTGCTTCCAGATGGCGAATCTCTGCAACCCGCTTGTCTCGCGGCGGCGCATCCTTTCGGACAGGCATACCTTCCGCCGCGGCGATCTCGCTGGCCATCAGCGCAAAGAACCGAAGCCAATCGTCGCTCCCCTTCCCACCCTTCAGATCCTGCCCCGTGTAGAGCCCGACCGCCTCATTGGCGGTCGCCCATGTATGCTGCAATTTCGTTCGCAACTGAATTTCGAGCCACAGCCCGTCATAGGCATTATCCTCCCCCGCACCCTTGTATCTGACAATAAGGTGATGTGAACGATAGCCGCTTCGTTTCGGCTTCTGAATATAGGCGCTCTGGCGGTCAACCTCGAAGCAGTCGAGCAAAAGCAATTCCTCCAGAAGGACGCTCAGTTCATCCATGGAATCCAGAACACACCTACAGCCACCCAGGTCTTGGATCATATCGAGATCAAGTTGTTTGGCGAGCTTCGGCCTGATCGACGCCATGCGCTTCACGCGCGCCGCTGTGAAGCCCTCCACACCTGTTGCCGCAATCCGACCCATAATGCGGTGCCGAATCCTCTTGAGAGGAAGGCCATGCGCTTCGCGCCAGTTGTGGGCGACCTTGAACACATGCCGGATGCTTTCGGCTTGTTCTCCAATGCTGCTTTCAGGCCAAACAATACCGCTGGCCAGCGCGCGCCCCGCTTCCCGCACTTCTTCCCGGTTGTAACTTGGACTCGGATAAGTGACCACCTCATCATCATTTTGGGGAACTTGGGGTGTGTCAATCGGGAAGGAGCAAACCTCAGTTTCCAAACCCATATTTCCGACGCTCAATTTGGCAATTCCCTCAGCCTGCGGGTTCTCTTGTCCGGCACCGGCTGCGCTTCACCTAGCCGGTGAAGGTGTTGCCGAATGACGCGATTTCCCCTGTTTTAGCACGAATTGGGTTTTTACCCACTTTTTATTTGACAAGTAGGTTATTGCCCACTATGTTGGGCGCATACCCAAACGAGGTGTGCGATGTACCAATTACCGCAAACACCGGCTCTAGCCGGACAACCGCCAGTCAGGTTTGCATTCAAGCCGCTGGCAAACGCTGACGCCAATGATTTTCTGCGGCGGTCAGCCGATCACCTCGCCACGCTGACAGACGAAAAGCGGGCGGACTGGTTCAGGGATTGGATTCCGGCCATGCAGCGCGCGAAGTTGCGCCCGGGAATGACGCTCTTTGACCAGAGCCTTGTCATTATGACCTTGGAAGGCTGGCAAAGCCCTGCCCCGGCATCCTCGCAGGTGCCAGCATGACGCCATTTGATCGGGATATGTTGAGGGCGGCAATTTGCCTTCAAGACGCCGCAGCAAATGCAAACCGCGCCTACGCGCGATCTTCTTGCGATGCCCCATTTTCACTATGGGCCGAAGAAGCAACTAAAAATCTCAAGTTGGCTGCCGAACATCTGGGGTTTGATCTGGTCCCCCACCTCACCGCGCAAGAGAAGGCTCAAGCTCTCGGTTGCGCCGGAGAAACACCGGTCACCCTTCCAGAGCTTGACACGCTGACAATGCGCACCGGGGCAACGCTATGAAGCGAACACCTCCAATTTCGCCCGCTGAATTGGTGGCGATGTGCGCCCTCGCCTTCGCAGGTGGCTTCGCAGTCGCATGCGCTCTTTCGGTTGAGCTCCTGTGGAGCCTCCCGGCATGACAAGCCTTTCAACCCCCGCGCCTACTGTGACCGCCCTCGCGGTAGGCGAAGCGGCTCGCAGCACCATCCCCGCTGCGAGCCGCGCCCTCACCTGCACAGCATGCGACGGCTGGGGTCAGCTGTCGGGCTATCTCACCATTGATCCATCGGAGCGCGCGACCCGCTTCGAGTGTCCACGCTGTAAGGGCAGCGGATGGGAACCTGATCCGAAGACACAGGACGGCCACGATGAATAGCGCCATGCCCAAGCCCAAAGCCCCCGCTTCCGAAGAGCGCATTTTGCATCTCGAAATGGAAGCCGCGCGGACTCTGGTTGCACAACTCAATGAAGCCGGTCTGTCGGATGACTCTCAATTGCTTGCCGACACGATTGAAGGCGAGACGAACATTGAGACCGCTATCGGCAAGGTGGTGGAGTCGATCATCCTGGAAGACAACGTGGCGCTCGAAGGTATCAGCCGCGCCGAAACCTTTCTGAAAGACCGCAAGAGCCGCGTCGAGGACAGGATTGAGCGCAAGAAGGCAATGATCCTCACGGCGATGCAGATTGCCGAGTTGAAGACGGTCAAGACGCCGCTGGCCACGATCACCAAGAAACTGACTGCAGCCAAAGTCATCGTTACCGATGAATCTTTGATCCCGACCGAATTCTTCAAAACGCCGGAGCCGGTTCTCGACAAGAAGCTGCTGAATGATCGCGTCAAAGCTCGCGCATTGCTGATCGATGAAGCGATGCAAGTCAAAGACGACGCCGACCGCAAAACCAAGCTCGCCATGATCGAAGCGACCAGTCCGCCCATTCCAGGGGCCGAACTGAGCAACGGCAGCGCGACCATTCAACTTAGGAGCTAATCATGGGCGTTCTCGCAACACTCCCCGGATCAATGAGGATCGGCGCACAGGTCTACAGCCCTGCGCAACTCGATCTCATGTGGAAGACGGCTGCAAAGGACTGCAACCAGATCGAGTTTTCCCAATTTATCCACGTCGCCGGACACCTGGGCTTGGATCCCATGCGCAAGCAGATTTACGCCATGGTTTTCAACAAATCTGACGACGCGAAGCGGCAAATGTCGATCATCATCGGCATTGACGGCTATCGGACTGTTGCGCGCCGCACCGGCGATTACCGGCCTGACGACAAGCCGCCACGCTTCACGATTGATCCGGCCGCCATTGATCCAGACGTAAACCCGCAGGGCATCATTGACTGCGAGGTGACCGCCTACTTCCATTCTCATGGCGAATGGCATCCGGTGCCGCACAAGGTCGAATGGCAAGCCTACGCGCCAATCATCGAGTCAGGTGACGAAGACGCCTATGAATGGGTGGACACGGGCGAAACATGGCCTGATTCCGGGAAGCCAAAGAAGCGCAAGCAACTGAAGCCGGGCGCAGTCAGGAAGGCCAAGCTCGATCCAAGCAAGAAGCGTTGGATTATCGATGGCAAGGGCATGCTGGCAAAGTGCGCTGAGGTCGGCGCGATCCGCAAGGCCTTCCCAGACAACTTCGCGGGCGTCTACGAGCAAGCGGAACTCGACCGCGCTCATTCGATTGATCTGAGCGCGGCCGAATATGCAGAAGCCGCCGCCGTTCAAAGCCGGTTGGAGCTAATCGGTGGCAAGGGCTCGATCCTCATGGATTTCTGCGATGAGCGCGGGCTGCATCCGGTCCCGCTGGGCAAGCTTCACGGCGAGTGTGAAGAATTCCTGCAGAAATACAAGGAAGACCCCATCGCCGTTGAAACATGGCGCGACCGCAACCAGCACCAGCTGCGGGAATTCTGGGCAAGGGCAAAGAACGATGCCCTCGACATCAAGAAGAAGATGGAAGCGATCCTGTCCAATCAGGCGGTTACAGCGTGACCCGTCGCCCTCACATGCCCCACGCGATCAAGATGGCCGTTGGCACAAGGCAGGAATGGCATTGCGCCTGCGGCTGCAAGGGTTGGCTTCTGTTCGGCCAGACTGAATTTGACCACAACCCTGCCCTGATGAACCGGGCGTTCGATCCGGTCACCAATACCTATACGCCGGACGCGAATGATCCAGCATTCATCCAAGCCTTTACGACCGGCTGCCACGCCCTGAAGACCTTTGGACCAGGCGGTGAGCGCCGCATCACGACACGCGGCAGCGACATAGGAGAGGCTGCGCGCACAACGTCAATCGCTTCAAAGCACCAGGCCCACCTTCAGGCGATGGCGGCGAAGCAATGCGGCCAGCCGCGCCAACCTAAGAGCAGCTTTGCGAGGAGAGTTGCCAGATGAATATCTCCGTTCCCAAGCAAGTTGCCGACCTGATCCGGTCACGCACCAAGATCGAAAACCAGACATTCGCCAATGAAACCGCGCGAGCAATCATTGGTGCATGGGTAGATAGCGGGAAGGCGCGCGTCTCGACCGTCAAAACGCGGAACGGAGGTAAGTCGGTCAGCCGGATCATTATCACCATGGACGGTGAGCCATGAGCGGAGACCTGATCCTTTCACGCCCAGCAGACCGGCGTTCCCTGCTGATTCCAGCAACTCCACATGACATGGACATGCTGATTGAAATGGTGGCGCCGGGCCGCGACGTGCGAGCCAAGCTCACCCAGCCGCGCTCCCTGCCCCAGCATCGCTTCTATTGGGGTCTTCTGCAGAAGGTTGTGCAGAACCACGAGTTCTACTCAACCACTCAAGCCCTGCACGTCTGGCTGAAGATCAAGCAAGGCCTAGTGGACGCAATCGAGCTTCACGATGGCCACACGCACATTCGCGTGGGATCCACATCATTCGAAAACATGGATGGCATCAAGTTCAAGCAATACCTGAACACCTCCATCGACCTGATCGTGACGGACGTTTTGCCCGGCGTCAGGCGCAGCGAGCTGCTGCGGGCCACGGAAGACATGATTGGCATGCGGTTTTCAGACCTCAGAGTGGGGACGTTGCAATGAAGCTCCCCAAATCGGTCCCCCTAACCTGCCCGGAGCCTCAGTGCGGTTCAAAAATGATCCTGGGTATCGTCTCGAACGCTTGGAAGGAACAGGCCGAGGCCAAAGGCCGTACACCTGCCAACTTCGCCTATTTCTGCGCACGACGCCCACAGGGCTGCAAGTCACTCGTCTGGGCGAACGATGACGGGACACCAAGGGGCCAGCCCCTTAGCCGTGAAACCAAGGCGTTGCGCAACCTCTGTCACACAGCGTTTGACCGCATCTGGAAATCGGCCGGCACGATCCTAGCTTATAGGAAGCAATTCGGCAACAAACGGCTTCGCACCGAGGACGACCACCGCCGCGCGATCATTAGCAAGCTGCGCCGTATCGCATTTTTCTTCATGGCTCATCACCTTGGACTTCCTGAACCTGAGGCGCACATTTCGCGCATCTTCGACAGCCCAACGCTGCGCGCGTTTTTGGATGTGGCGAGCGGTGCAACTGCCATCAGCGTCTACGACTGGTGGGAAGCTGAAGGTGAAGCCCTCTACGCCAATGATTTCCGCGCCGCTGTCCGTGCCGCCCGAGAATTCAACCGCAACCGCCGCATGACCTCTCCACCCTGAAAGGAAGCAAGACCCATGAAAGCCGAGACCCTAAGCGCCACTGGAGCGTCAGCACAGCTCGCCGTCACCGACCTGCTCAACGCACTGAGCAACAATCGCTTGAAGCTGATCGAGGATCACAACGCCGACTTGAGCGCGGCCAAGCATGACCTGCAGGATTCGGAGGCGTGGTGCGAGAAGCTCAAAACCTATGGCTCGGACCTGAAGGAGTTCATTGCAAGCACCTTGGCAGACATGAACAAGACCGTCGAGGATACCATCGACGGCCTGCTGAAGCGCGAGAAGGACCGTCAACAGGAAATTGCTGGCCGTATCCGCCTCATGGAAGGCACTGCCAATGATCTGCAACCAGTCCAGGCCGGGCCGTGACACCACTTGCTTCAGTTGTCACTGGCTACGTCATGTGGCTGGGGATTTCCCAGGCCTGCCCGGCCTTAAATGTCCGTGACGGCACTCAGCACAGTACCGCGTACCGAACGTGCGCCGTCACATGGAATGAGCCCGTGGCTCCAACGGTCCGGCAGACCGCACCTCCAAGCGTTAAGGCCAAGACGATCACGAAGGCTAAGAAGGCCAAGCACAAGAAGCATCGAACCAAGCCGAGAAAGAAGCGGAAGAATAGAAAATGACACGAGGATTTGCGAGCAATCGGGTTGACATAACCGGCCAACGTTTTGGGCGGCTTACCGTTGTTTGCTCCGAGGGCACTCGGAATCGAAAGGCTGTTTGGCGGTGCCTTTGCGACTGCGGACAGTCGACCGTGACTCTCGGTGTCAGGCTGCGTTCTGGTCACACGACATCGTGCGGATGCGTCCAATCCACGCGATGGGTGCAGAACACACCATTCAAACTGCAACATGGTGGAGTTTCTACACCCACCTACAAGTCATGGGACGCCGCAAAACAGCGTTGCTTCAATCCCCGCGACGATCACTTTGCAAACTATGGTGGAGCAGGAATTTCCATGTGCGCGCGTTGGCGCGAGTCATTCACCAATTTCCTCGAAGACATGGGAGAGCGGCCACATGGGACAACGCTCGACAGATTTCCAAACAACAGGGGCAACTATGAGCCGGGCAATTGCCGATGGGCCACGCCCAAACAACAAGCCAACAATCGACGCCTGCCCAGAGCGCGTCGTGCAGCCCCAACCAGAGCGGTGACAGCCCCATGATTGACCCTCGCACGATTGGTGAGGATGACCCCGTCCCCTTGGACGTGGCAGTCTCCATCTTCCTTCCGCATGCTGGCATCACTCGCCACACGTTGCTTGCGGAGATTTCCAAAGGTCGTCTTGAATACGACAAGGTGGGCCGGAGAATCCTGGTCACCCGCCGTCAGATCGAAGAAATGAGGGAACGGTGCCGCGTCAGCGCAAAGGAGCCAGACTCCACCTCCGCAAACGCAAAGATCGTGAAGCGGTCTGGGTCATCATTGACGGAACGCATGAAGAAAGCACAGGCTTCAGCCAGGGCAATCTCGCAAAGGCTGAAATCCGGCTACACGAATATCTCGCCGGAAAGCGGTCAAATGAACGACGCGAAAGTGATCCAGCTCAAGCGTCCGTGA